CAAGAACTTTTGATCAAGAGAATGTATGAGCATGAGGAATTAAACGATATTGCTGTTTCGTTTGCTGAAACATGTGAGGATATTGGTATTGTTTCTTTAAACTACCTCGATTACTTCATGGAAAAACTTACTAAGTTGTGTGCTGAAAAAAATATTATGATGGTCTAACAAACCTAGGGGATAAATAAACCAACACCCAAAACATCCTGGGTTTACTCAGGATGTTTATTTTTTTTAAAATCAATAAAAGGAGACGGAAATGTTACAGGTTCCTGAAGAACTACTTGTGTCTAATAACCAGACTGATTTTCAGGAATACATTTATTTAAGCAGATATTCACGTTTTATCCATGAAGAGGGTCGTCGTGAGGTATGGAGAGAAACTGTTGAACGTTACTTTAATTTTTTCAAAGTTCATTTAAAAGAAAAACATGGATTTGATCTTGATTTTGCTCTCCAGAAAGAATTAGAAGCAGCAATTTTAAATCATGAGGTTATGCCTTCGATGCGTTGTTTGATGACCGCAGGCAAAGCTTTAGCTAAAGAAAATATTGCTGGTTATAACTGTGCTTATATTCCTGTTGATAATCCTAAAGCGTTTGCTGAAATGCTTTATATTTTGATGAACGGGACAGGTATTGGATTCAGTGTAGAGAGACAGTATGTCAATAAATTACCTGAAGTACCCGAAAACCTTTATCCAACTGACACAACGATTGTGGTTGCTGATTCAAAACTTGGTTGGGCAAAAGCCGTCAATGAACTTATATCATTGCTCTACACAGGACTTATTCCGAAGTGGGACCTTTCAAAACTACGTCCCGCTGGTGCAGTACTTAAAACTTTTGGAGGAAGATCGTCAGGTCCCGAACCACTTGAACGCCTTTTCAAGTTCCTTGTTGAACAGTTTAAAGAAGGTGCTGGCACAAAACTAACTTCTCTTCAATGTCATGATATTTGTTGTTTTGTTGGAGAGTGTGTTGTATCAGGTGGAGTAAGACGTTCGGCTCTTATTTCTTTGTCGAACCTTTCTGATGATCGAATGCGCTCGGCAAAAAATGGACAATGGTGGAAGCTGACACCTTGGCGTTCAATTGCTAATAACTCCGCAGTTTATACTGACAAACAGCCTCCGATGGATACCTTCTTCAATGAGTGGAAGGCTCTTTATGATTCTAAGTCAGGTGAACGTGGAATTTTTTCTCGTTATGCTGCGAAGAATGTTATTCGTCGTTCCAATGAGTTTCGTAATAGTGTGTTTGGGGAAGAAGCCGTTCTAAGAGATATTGATCAGGAGTTTGGTTGTAATCCATGTTCGGAAATCAATCTTCGAGCCGATCAGTTCTGTAATTTATCCGAAGTTGTTATACGAGCTTCAGACACTCTAGATGAACTAAAAAGAAAGGTTCGTATTGCTGCTGTCTTTGGAACGATGCAGTCAACTTTAACCGACTTCAGGTTTATCAATACTCGTTGGAAGAATAATACTGAAGAAGAACGTTTGCTTGGTGTTTCCTTAACTGGCATCATGGATAATAAGTTGACTTCTGGTCAGCTTGGTGAAGAAAAATTGAAATACGCCTTAACAGAAATGCGTAAGGTCGTTATTGCTACTAATATGGAAATGGCAAAAAAGATTGGTATACCAGCTTCGACCGCTTGTACTGCTGTTAAACCTTCGGGAACTGTTTCAACATTAGTTAACTCGGCGTCGGGTATTCATCCACGACATGCTCCGTTTTATTTGCGTTCGGTTCGTTCTGATAAAAAAGACCCGTTGGCACAGTTGATGATCGACCAAGGCTTCTATCATGAAGACGATCAGATGCGTCCTGATCATAATTATGTATTTTATTTTCCTGTTAAAAGTCCAAAAAATTCTTTGTTCCGAAATGATCTTGATGCGATTGCTCACTTGAACATTTGGTTGACTTATCAGAAATATTGGGCCGATCACAAACCATCAATTACTGTTTCTGTTAAAGAAGAAGAGTGGATGAAGGTAGGTGCTTGGGTTTATGAAAACTTCGAGTGGGTGTCGGGTGTGTCTTTCCTTCCTTATAGTGATCATACATATCAACAAGCTCCTTTTGCTGACTTGACTGAAGATGAATATAAAGATTGGGTTAAGAAAACACCAAAGGCTGACTGGTCTAGATTAAGTGAATATGAAGCCTCAGACTTGACGACAGGAAGCCAGGAACTTGCTTGTTCGGCTGGTGCTGGAGAAGGTGGTATAGTTTCTGTTGGATGTGTTATATAAAATGGAACGTATTGAAAAATATTGTTATACAAAAAAAGATTTCAAGATTGAGTGGTTTTCTGGAACTGGTCCTGGAGGTCAAAACAGAAACAAAGTACAGACTTGTTGTCGCATCACTCATATTCCTTCTAGGTTAAAGTCAACTGGACAAAGGGATCGCTCCCGTCAAGCAAACTTTCGTAATGCCTTTCAAAGTTTAGGAGAAAAAGTTAAAGGTTGGATTATTCAAGAACTTAATAAAAATTCCCCTTATCGTCAACCTTCAAACGAAACTATTAGAACGTATAATTATGCTGATAATCGTGTTGTTGATCATGCTTCGGGGTGTAGATTTTTCATAGGACAACTTGATAAAAAATTTGATGAAATAATAATAGCTCGTCGAAATGCAATTCAAGAAAAAACAGTTCTTGACAGTATTTAAGTCATATGATATCCTAAAACAATGGATACCTTAACTGGAAATACTTTAAATTTTACGGATTTTCAGAAAAATAAACCTGTGTTTGTTGAGTGGCAGACGTGGGAGTTTGAAAAAGTTCGTCCTGGGTTTCTTTATGCGAGTGGTATTTGTGAAAAAGACGAGTTTATCGAAGTTTTAGCTCCAGCCTTGCATACTATTGGTTTCGTAACTTGGTGGCGAGAAGTAAAATTGGGAACTCTATGATTGATTTTAAATTATTAGCAGAAGCTATTTGGAAAGTCCTGTTTGGGACCGTTAAGTTTCTGCTTCTTTGTACAATTTTTTTTTATAATTATAACGTTTCCAGCTTTTGTTGTTGGATTTTTTAATGGACCTATGTGGTTAGCGTGGGTTGCTTGTATTATTACATTAGTTTTTATTATGAGTGTGACAATGACCTATCAAAATTTGAAACAAGGCTGATGGTAGAAATAGTCCCAATGGAAAAGTGGTGGCACCTTGAATACAGTATTAAGGTAGCTCAGAAAGCTTTTTCAAATATAGACGTTCAGGAGGTCAGATATCAGATAACACATCCTGAAGCTTTTTATTTTGTTGCTCTTGCTCATGGTACCGGAGTTAAAGGCTTCGCTGGCGTTAAGAAAACTCATGCCAACCGTTATATTTGGGAGTTTACTTGGAACGCTGTTCTGCCTGAATTTCAAAAACAAGGTATTGGTCGTGCTCTGGTCGAGAAGAGAGTTGAACTGGTCAAAGAAAAAGGTGGAAGGGCTATTATCCTTTCAACAGGAAAGCCAGAAGTTTATGAAAAGTATGGATTTGAGCCTGTCTATCAAATTCCCGGAGACTGGTCAAACGTTGTTATGATGATGTCGTTAGGAGAAGATTAAATGCCTTGTGATAGTGGGATGGAAAATTATAGTTATTATTCAGAATATATGTCTCTCAAAAACGAACTTGATAGAGTTTCACGTTTGCTTTGTTGGGTATTACAGAATAATAAGAATGTGATTGATTTTGAAAGTAGCATTAAGAATGATAAAGATTTAACGAAATGGTGGGAACAACATCAAAAAATCGACAAAGAGAGGATGGAACGACTTGAGGCCGAAAAGAAGAAACAACAGTTAAAAAAGATGGCTTTATCTAAGTTAACTACTGAAGAAAGAAAGGCTTTAGGAATATGATAATTTCTTCAGAAGGTCCGAGATTAAAGATGAATGACGTTCTTTCTTTCGAAGAAATTGATGATTTAGTTTTGTTAGCAAGAGGCGATGTTGATCTTGTTGCTGATGCTTTGGCCGCAAATATGAGATTAGAAGGTGGCTGGTTCAGAAAGTCGCAGTGGGTTATTGACAAAGAGGCAACAATCAACTATATTAAAGACCATGTAAAAAAATTAGAAGAAATACCAGTTTTAGGAGACGATGATGCCTTACATAGTTGATCGTAAACGCAAAGATATTTATGAAAAAGGTATCAAACTAGTAGGTACTTCAGGTGAGTTGAACTTCTGGATTACTACAAATTGTCTTGATTATTTGGATCAGGGTGGTTCGGTAACATATGGAGCAATTAATGAAGTTATTGGCGTCCTTGAGTGTGTGAAGTTGGAAATGTATCGAAGACTGGCTGCACCTTATGAGGATGAAAAGATCAAAGAAAACGGGGATGTTTATTGATGGAAACGTTTTGGTCAACAGCAATGTTTCTTTCTTTTGTATGTTTTATGGCTTTATCAGGTCGTGGACTACATGATATAAAAAGAAACAATCCCGAAAATTATTGGATTGGTTGGGTTTTATTGTTTGTTGCTATAGGTCTGTTTCTTTATGCCTGGATAGATCGATTGTATCATATCTAAATAGAGTTTATGAACTGGATTTATGATGGAAAAAATATTGACGGAACTGAGAGGTTTCTTACCGACTATACATCCTTCGTTTATCGAATCACAAACCTCGAAGACAACAGGGTTTACTTTGGAAAGAAACGTCTACATTTCATCCATCACAAACGATCTGTGCGACGTAAAAATAGAATCAAAATTATCAAAGAGTCGGACTGGAAAGACTATTGGGGAAGTAACGATAACCTTAAAGAGGATATTAAACGGCTTGGAGAAGACAAATTTTTACGAGAAATTCTTAGATTTTGTAGACGACTATCAGAGGCAAACTATTTCGAACTAAAATATCAGATGGATAATGACGTTCTTTTTCATCCTGATCGGTTTTACAATTCTTACATTGGTACAAGAGTATCTCGAAAACAACTAGGTATATCATGATATTTTTTTTCAGCAAAACAAAAGGTATACCTCCTACTAAGGAACCGGAAAGGTATCCAAACGAGGTAATGCTTTATGCAAATGATGATTTAGTTCAGAGAGCCGAAAAAATTGTTTATCTTTTGGGTTATCGAGGTGCTGTTGGTAATTATGTTTTTGATGTATATAAGACACTAAAACTTTATAAAGAGTTAGATGAAGAAGCACTAAATATTACCAAGGCGGCTGAATCACCTGTGGAGGTGACCGAGAACTCTAAATCTCAGGCTAGTGGGTCCGACTCCCATCGGTCGCACCAAGATATAAAGCAGGAACAACAATGACAACTTACAGCTAGATTCCATCCTCCATAAATCTCTCATACATTATGGAAATTTAACACTTAAACTGAAATCTAACGAGAGAGAAAGAAAATGAAGAACTATCTAAGAGTAAAAGTATTGTCACTTGCCGCCGAGGCGAAAATAATCCGTAAAGAACAGAACTACCGTCATCGTCAGCGGGATCATGCCATCGCTAATGGTTATGGTGAACGTGTTGCTGAGTATCATGATAAGGTCCGTGCCGGTCTTCATGAACATCGGGTGACTGTTGTTCGAAATGAGTCCAGAGTAGCTAACATTGCTTATGGCTTCCTTCGTGGCAGAGAATATTATGAAATTGAACAGTACTGCTACACAACTCCTAACTGGAAACGTGTTGAAGAACTGGTCATGAAGTATGCTGAACATGACAATCCAAAATATAACCGACCTGTTGAAGAAATTTTCAAAGACTGGAAGGAGCGTGCCGTTCTGTATATTATGGCAACTCATGATGCCCGTGCCCAAGAAGAAGCTTCTGAACCAGTTGCATTTACAGCGGCTCCTGTGTTTAAACTTTTTGGGTTCCTTCGATGAAAGCGTTATTGATTTACTGGATTATAGGATGTATAGTTATTGGTGTAGGAGCAGGAGTGACGCAACGTCAATGCCCAAACGATATATTCGATGTGTCTAAAATGGTTCAAGTTATTGCTGTGTGGCCTGGATTTTTAATTGGGGGGATTGTAGCAAACCTTCCAAAAAGTGAATGTAAACACCCATGAGGACTTTGTATGACTCATAAATTTGAAGTAAACCTTATTATTCAAGAGGATAATGACGACTTTTGGAACCAGTTTCCAGATAAAAACCAAAAATTAAAAGATATGCTTACAATAGCATTACAACAATATGGTTTTACTAAATTTGATCTGAAAATGGTTAAATGTTTGGGTGAATTAAATCATGAAATCCTGGTTGAAAGTTAGTCCGGTTGAAGCTCACTATTTGTTGTTTGCTTTAGATCATTATTGTGCAACAAATAGTGATGGAAGGGTGACTGTTTTTCCTCCATATCCTGATAAGATGGAAGAAATTCAAGCATTGAGAGATGAACTGTTTAAGTGGCATGAACATCTTGAGGAAGAATATGATGAATAGAATAGTTATTAGTAATCCACCAGAGTTTGAACTGATTAAGGATGACGAGTATGATGAGTTCACGATAAGTTTGGTGCGTACATCAGGAAGTAGAAAAACTTGTACTAGAGAAGAAGCTATAAAAATTCGTGATGCTTTACTTGAGATGTATCCTCTAGAGGAAAATAAAATGGAGCAAGTTAAACGAAACTTACTTCTCAATATTCGAGAGAAAGCTGATGATGCCTTGGTTCATCTTTCAGATTGGGATCGTTGTAATGATTACGTGTGGAAAATTCAAGATGATCTTGCTGAACTAGTTGAAATTCTTGAGCAGGAATATATTGAAAGGTATCCAAACATACCATGACAGAAGAGGTTCTTTGGTTTTTTGGAGGATATAAGGCTTCCCTTTCAGATATGAACCTCTGGAAGGCGTCGGCTGATCATCAGAATGTTATTCCATATGTCACAGCCTTTTCTTATCCTGTTGGTGCTTCAGCAAGTTATGAAGGAGCAGTCGAAGGATTTGGAGATAGACTTGATACTCTTGTCCAAAAACTAGGTTCATATGAGAACAGTTCTGTAGTTATTGTTGGTCATTCTTCAGGATGTGCTATTTCTAATGAGATTGGATTAAGAGCCTTTCGAAAAGGAATAAAGAACTTTCGAGTGATTGCTTTGGACGGCTTTGCTCCGCATCATCTTTTGTTTGAAAATAAGATGGCGTCGGTATGGTCGGCTAAGTGTGGATCAACCTACTCAATGAACTATCAGGCTTTAGTCAAGGTGGCTGGTCCATACTTTCATACTTATCAGGCACAGAACTGTCATACCAAGTGGGCTTTACATTTTTCGTTAGTGAACAAAAGTGCGACGGATGACTTAGTAAAGAAAATCCCCGATGGATACAAACACTGTGTTGCTAACCTGGAGTGGTTATGATTTTTTGTTTGTATGTAAAAACTCATAAAAATGGATTGAAATATCTAGGCCAAACAAATAGAAATCCATATGATTATTTGGGTTCAGGAACTTATTGGAGAAGATATTTAAAACAATATGGAAATGATATAACAACTGAAATTATAGGTGCATTTGATACTTTAGATGATTTAAAGGTTGCAGGACAGTTCTGGTCCAATCATTGGAATATAGTCAAATCTAAAGAATGGGCAAATCTTAAAGAAGAAGTTGGAGATGGAGGGTCTACAAAAGGAAGAATTTTATCAGAAACAACAAAAACAAAAATGAGTTTAAATAGAATTGGTAAAAAAATTTCTCAAGAAACAAAAATAAAAATTGCTTTAGCTTTGACAGGTAAATCATTTACTGAAGAACGAATACATAATGTTAGTATAGGCCATAAGGGACAAATTCCTTGGATTAAAGGAAAAAAGCATTCAGAAGAATCTAAGCAAAAAATGAGTAAAGCCCGGTTGGGTATAATACCTTGGAATAAAGGAAAAAAATTTATATGACCGATGAAATTACTACAGTTTCTTTAGCACCAACATTTGAAATGTATCTTAACTTGTCAGAAGAACAAATTAAGATAGTTAAAGATGATTTAGACAGACAAGGTTTAGGAATTTATCGAAAGAAGGATATTGAAGGACTTCCTGGTAAAATTGTTGCTGATCTTTTAAATAATTATGTTGTTCATAGCAAAAAACAGTGGGCAGACATTCTAAAATGTATTGATAATATTGACAAACGAAATCATGAAATGGGTAAAATTCTAACAGGAGGAAATGATGCCGCACCCCAAAAAGAACAGACCACGGTCAGGACGACGGAAGGTAGGATCGAAGAAGCGTCGGCAAGCCAGGAAACAACGGGCTTTAAGAAGTTCGTAAATTGGTTAAAGTCATCTTGAGGTGATTGACTGTATGGGTAGCATCGATGCCCTTTTTCTTATTACGTTCAAGGATGTCGATAACAAGAGCTAAGGCTGGTCCGACTGTTGCCCACTCTTTGACAGCTTCAGTGATGACGGGTTGAACTTCGTTGTTAAATTGTTCAACCTCGTGGATCAAAGCCTGATTGTCATTATAAACTTGAATAACTTGTTTTATAACTGGAAGTACCTTTGTTTCCAGTTCTTGTGCTTTTGTAATCAGGTCTTTCTTGGTATTGAAAAGATCGACAAGCTTTTTGGTTGCTGGCAATGCTGCCTCTAACTTGGATAGTTCATTGGGCGTGACTTTAAAAAAACCAGCAACTACACTAATGATCCAGTTTAACATTTTTTTCATCCTTACATTGACAGTATTCGTTACACTCACATAGTTTGGTCTTTGGTTTGTTATACCAATATCCCATAATGAAGCCAGACGCCCAAAACAGAAAGAAAAGAACTATTTCTATTTGTATGTCGGGTGTCATTAGTGTGCTGCTAGGGCTGCGTTCCAAGCTTTATCAACTTCTTGACGAACCTGAGATGCTGTAACTTGACCACTATAACCTTTTTCTTCGACAACTTTCCATGCTGCATCGTATGCATGTTCCTTGTCGGAAGAATCAAGAATTGAATCGACAATTGGTTTAACCACATTAGGTGTTACCATGAAAGCAAAAAAACCAGCGGCGGCTCGTAGATCATTATAGACGACCATGAAAGCTGCGTTACGTTGATGTGAAGTCCATTCCATTTTTTATACTCCTGCTATTAGTTGTTTACACTTATCAATAATTGGGTTATGAACGTTAATCACATCCCAATCATCAGGATGTGGGGCGTTCACATAATGATAAGTAGCTTTAGTTTTTCCATTGTTACCAACACCAACTTTTAAGGTATCTGTGTGAACGTCCCACTTTGTTGGTGGTACTTGTAGAGGCGGTTCGAACTGCCCAAGTCCAAATGTTTGTATACCACCATAGACGTTGACCATTTCCTTAACGTTATCAGGAACAGGAGGACAACCCAAATTACACCAGTTGGACGCTTGAATAGCAAACATATAATCAATTGGACGAGGATGAACAGCAGTCGCTATCCATGAAAGTCTGTTTGCTCCACAAGAATCACCAACAAGAACAATTTTTTCAAACTCGTTGGTATCTTTAATGATTTGTGCGGCTGTTCCTTCCTGTGTGAACTCAAGAAGCGGAGGACAGTAAGTACCATGAAGCATGTTTACTTTCTTTCGAAGTAATGTTGCTCCTCGTCCACCAGACATGGCGTTGTCTAAACTAAGACCACCCATTCCAAGCATATAAACAAACGTTACGTGATTGACAATTCCTTTTTCTTTAACATAGAGTGTATAGTTCATTTTTTATTCCTCAGGTAGTTATTAACGTCACCAACAGTATATTTATTGCCACGGTTACTTGTTAGTTCAGCAATGCCTGCTTTTCGCATTGCTGTTGAAATGATATTACAAACCTCACCATACCAGTCGCCGTTGTCTTGAACTTGAGCCAAAGCATCAACCAAATTTCCCATCTGATATTCATTTAAAGGAACAACTACATACCGAGAATAGGATGGGGGTTCATAATAATTTCCATGCCAGTTTACATTTCTCAATAAACAAACATTAATCAAATCAGTCCAGTATGACATATCAGTCATGTATTCTCGCAAATTGAAAGTGCATCCAGTCAGGGTTCGACCAACGTCCTCCCCAATTAGCTCCTTCTGAATCATAAGCTTTAACTATCAGGTCACCTTCCTTATAAAGATGGTGTGGTGAGTGAAACGGATTTTCTCCAGCATCCCAATCAAAAGCACACCCGTATGAATGCATTGATAAAGCTGTGCCGCCACGCATTGGTCGATAGTTAAAAGAACCGTCAAATCTGTTATAATGAAGCAGGTTGATTTTTTCTTGAGAGTGACCGACACCATCCCAAATAAAGTTCAGAACTCGTGTTAGGGCTTCAGCACACTTCTTGTGAACAGTGATCAGAGGAAGATGAAACGTTTCTTTCTGACTGTTTACTCCCATATTAAGAACCCAAGGACAGTGTATCGCAGTCAAATTATCTTTTGCCCATTGAGTGTTGTAGTTATCACCGGCTCTTGGGTTACCGTAAAAAGTGTCGCAATCTTTTTGAAGCGGCCAGTCTTTGCTTGAGGTCATTGGGTATCCTTCTTATCAAACATAACAGTCATCTTGTCTTGTACCAACTGAACGACTTCTGGCTTGATGACATGTTTACCAGGACAGTCTTTGTGGGTTGTGTGGGGGTCTTCCTTGTGAAAATGAAGACCATGATCCCCAAGCTTATAAGGAAGTGGTGTAAGGTTGCCGTAATGATGTAAAATGGCGAGCGCTGTTGTTGCCATCTGTTTCATATCATCATTAAACGGGTCTTTGTCATAGTCACCAACCATTTCAACTCCCCATGAGACACGGTTCCAGGAAGGTGAGTGAACACCAATATGAGTTAGAGGGGTAAAAACACAAATGCCAGTTGGAACAATAAACAAATGAGGACCAGCCGACCAATGTTGTTCATTATGATAGTAGCCAGCAAGATTTTGTAGCCAATGTTCGTCACTAACTCCTTTTTCAGCAAAGTGTTTGTATTGAGCAAGATTTGGTGTAGAGGTGTTATGAAGAACGATAAATTTGGGCTTCCAGTCAAAGTGTAGACCTTTTACGTAGTTGTTAAAGGCGTCCGGTGCAAACTTTTTTCCGACGATAGGTGTCCAGTTCATTTTATCATTCCTAGTGATTTTATTGTAACGTCTTGATTTCGCCGGGACCATCCCAAACCATAGGCATGTCCTGTTCCATCGTTAAACCATCCAGGTTTTGTAAATTTGTTAGATATCCAAGATGACGATAAGGCGAAGACAACCATCTTTGGATCATACATATTTAGTGTTTCAATAAGGTGATCAGACATTTTTCCATCAACAGGAAACTGCATCAAAGAAAGTTGCAAACTTCTAATAGCTCCAACTACACCAAGGTTGATGGAAATGTCCCCAAGACGGAAGTCAACACCGTTCGGAAGCTCATCGAAACGGATTTGCGGTAGCCAGTATTGTCCATAAAAGTTTCGGGCAAATTCTTCGGTGAGGTTGGCTACATCATCGACAGTAGGGACGGGTAAATTAAATTTTTTACAGTAATCTGAGTAGGCTGTCAAAGAAATACCATATTTTGATATTCCACCGGGTTCTGTCGGTCCACGGTTGACATCGTTGCCTTCCCATCGTATAATTGAGTCAAGAGTGACGTTCAGATTTTCCTTCATAAACAGTATTTAGTGATGGAGATGGAGAAGTTTAAATGGAAAAAACTGGATTAATAGGAAATTATCAGGAATATTTAGATGATTTTCCTGATCCTGCTTACCGTCTTACTTTTGTTCAAGGTGGACATAAGCTTAAACTTCATCCTGATCGACAAGCTTGGGAGAAGTGTTGCGGAAATAAAGTAAATTGTCAGTGTGCTTTTCGGAAGTATCCTGCCGATCATCCTCGACTTGCTGCAAGGATGATGCCAAACACATACCGTTTCTATGATACAGGCGATGATAAAGTTTTTGTATGTCCTCATCAAAAAACCGAAGATGGGTATTTAAGAGTTTGTGCAGGATGGAGTAGAAAATTTCCAAAAAAGTTCAAGGCATTTATCGAGGAATATTTCA